GCCGGGTAGATGGTGGGATAAATTTTCTTCCAGTGAAACAGGAGAGGGGTTATTTAATGGCATTGAATTAGTTTGGAATAAATTTAAATATTTACTAGGCGCACCAGGACGCTGGTGGGATAAATTTTCTGCTACTGTCGTCGAAGAAGGATTATTCAGTGGCATTGAATTAGTTTGGGATAAATTTAAATATTTACTAGGCGCGCCGGGTAGATGGTGGGATAAATTTTCTTCCAGTGAAACAGGAGAGGGGTTATTTAATGGCATTGAATTAGTTTGGAATAAATTTAAATATTTACTAGGCGCGCCGGGTAGATGGTGGGATAAATTTTCTGCTACTGTCGTCGAAGAAGGATTATTTAGTGGCATTGAATTAGTTTGGGATAAATTTAAATATTTACTAGGCGCGCCAGGTAGATGGTGGGATAAATTTTCTGCTACTTCCATAAGTGTAAAGGATATATTTGAAAGTATTGAATCTGTTTGGAATAGCATAGGTAATTTTGGCGCTAATATAAAAAAGTTACTCATGGACAACATAATAACTCCATTAGGAAACATGTTTGAAGAATATGTAGTAAAACCATTCACTGAAGTATTTGTTCCAATAAAAGGTTTTTTTGCACGACTTGTACGCCGCATAACCTCCTTCCTGGAAGATTTTGGTATTCCAGAATTTAAATTTAAGCTCCCCATCATCGGAACGACGACGCTTGGCCCGTGGTATCCATTTCGGCCAAAAGGTTCGGATGCTGGCGTATCGGAAAGTTCTTCTTCGGCAAGGAATACTAGTACACAAGATAGTAGCGGTGCAATAACAGAAAATTTTAATGAAGGCCAAACTAGTATTGGAAGTTATCGAGATAATTCCGAAGGTAAAGGTGGAGTTAGTGACGACGAAACAACCGTCAGCTCTCAGAGTCAGCGTGTTAAAGGAGAAGAAGTTTCGACCCAGAGTATATTAATGTCATTTCTAGCGAAAAGTGGAAAATCTGTAGGTTACAACGATAAGACCGGTGTTGAAGAAGAAATTCCAAAAGCAGTTTTTTCTGCTGGTAAATTTGCTACAGAGGAAGGAAAATCAACAAAAGAAGTACTATTGTCCATGCATCGCGCAGAGGCATATGGAAAACTAACCGGCTGGTACGACAAGACCCGCGCGAATATATTCATGACCACAGATGGTAAGGCCGGTACAGATCCAATAGAATTGTTGAAAGAACAATCGGGCGGCAAAAGTACGTCGCAAGTACAAAGAATATGGGGAAACGGAAAGGAAAATAATGCACAAAAAACTGAAGCATTAGGCACAGCAAGCGTCGATGTAGCAGACCAAGGTCAAAACGCGCAACCAATTGTTCCACTTCAAATAAACAAAGCAGGAGATGTTAATACTAGTAGCACAAATGTTACTAATATTACCGGTAATGGCGGATCCACGGATGCTTTATTGAATGGGGGGTAGTAAGAAAATAATAACAACACAAAAAAAGGGGAGAGCGCGCTCTCCCCTTTAAAGTTACAAAGATTTGATATTAATCTTCGTCAGCCAAACGCTTAAAGAAACTCATATCATCATCATTATCAGTTACAGATTCCAAAGCAACCGCTGGCTCTGTAGAGCCAAACGATGATTCGGACTGTACCACATCATCAGCAAACGAATCAGATTGAATCTTTCCATTAGCACCCATACCAAGAACACGATGCAACTTAGCCTTAAGCTCTGTGTAAGACTTAAATTGATCCGGCGCTACGAATGTTTGTAGCGCGTATTCAGACTTCCAAATACGTTCCAATGTATCATCATCATCAAACAGAGGACCAGGATTCGCGAAGTCGCTCTTATCATAATTTCGATAACCTTCAACCTTACGAATCTTCATACGAAAATTAGCACCTTCCCAGAGATCGAATGGGTTAACAGGACCATCATCATCCACTTCATCTGGATGCATCATATCGTTAATCTTATCGAAGATCTTTTTACCGTACTTAAAAAGATAAACATTTCCTTCGCGCTCAGGTCGAGCTGGATCCTTAACGACGTAAATATTAGACACATAACCAAGGCGGCGCTTTTGCTTACGAGCAATTTCCTTACCTTCATCATCACCACGATTCCAAAGAGTAGAATTATATTCACTTACTGGATCTTCTTGACCAAGAGTGGTCAAACTATTCTCAATATACCAACCACCTGGTCCTTGAAAACCGTGTGAAAACAAACGTACCCAAGGAAGAGTTTCTCCCTGAGGAGCCGGAAGAAAACGAATGAGAGCTGAACCATTGCCAGCCTTATCAACCTCTGGTTGCCAGAGACGATCATCAACTTGGCGCTTCTCACCGCTCTGCATCTTATTAGTTTCTTCAATGATTTTATCATACATTGATTTCTTTTTGTTCTTCATATCTGCAAAATTCATATTAATATTCCTATATTGTTGTATTATTGTATTAGTGTATTGTTGTTGTATTGTTTTTTATCCACATTATTCATAGTATGTAATATATTATACCATATTTTTAACTGTTTGTCAACCACCTCTCTCTAACTATATTTAAGTATTTCTCCCTATTAATCGAAAAGAATGTTTTATATTTATGTAATGTTTCAAGTTCCTTTTCTGATACTGGATCATCTAGATTCCTCTGCCAATAAGGCAAGAAGCCTAATACGATATTTAAAATAAGCATATCATCTGCAGATATTTCCTTTGCTAAATACATTTTTAACAAAGGGGGATGCTGATTATCTTTAATAACGAAAAGATCATCTAAATTGTTGTACTTATCATATAACACTTCTATTGATTGTGTAAAATTGTACAACATAGACTGTTTATTTTTTTTCCACTGTAAAAATACTTCTTCGGATATAGAACCTACCCAAACATTAGGATCAATTATAAAATTAGAAACAAAAAAATCTACTAATTCACTATTATGCTTTTTTTCTATTTTACTAAAGAAAAATTTATCTTTTCTTTTTAAGAAGGACTCATATTTTACATTTACTTTACCGTTATACTTAGCATAATCATAATCACTAGTAAAATGTCGCTTTAACGCTAAATACGTTTTATATGCTTCAAACCCTTGTTCTGACATATAATTATACTGGCAATGTAGCGTATAGTGTATTATCTTTTAATTGACGATTCTGTTTAGCTTCAATCTCCAATACTTGCATCAATTTTTTGTTTTTCGAAATTAAATTAGCGGCAGTCTCGACTTCCATATTGTTTTCTGAACAATAATGAACTACTGCATCTACTATCTGCAGATTTTTTTCATTAGCAAATCTCTCAATTTTAATACAAAAATTGATTGAGTCAATCATTTTTTTTTCTCCATTTATAAAATTCATGATAATGTGTATGACTTCAAAGATCCTTTTCGCGTTCTTGTTTTTGCCAAAAATTTAATTGTTTCTTTATATAATCTTTAATCAAATACGACATTGTAATATCCCGTTTGACGCATTCAACATGAAATATTCTTTTTAGATCCTTAGACATTCTAAGGATCATTTTCGTATCGCTGTTTTCTGATCTTGGCATAACGTATATAGATTGGTCGTTTGGTGCCGCTTCCCGGATTCGAACTGGGTACCTGCTGCTTACAAAACAGCTGCTCTACCAAATGAGCTAAAGCGGCTATAACCAAATTTAATCCTTTTTGTTAATGAAAGTTTGTAGTTTCTCGGCTTGTGCAATAACTTCTTCGGGCGTGAACATCTTTGGCATATAGTGTTGTGCTTCTTTCATGAAATCTAATGCCGAGGCGTTGCCCTGCTCTATTGTCTCGCTGACGTGGTGTAAACCCTGCCAACCCAAGGCGACCGCAGTGTCGTAATTTTTGTCCAACAATTGCTTAGACATACTCAACAAATCCATGCGAATTTCATATGGTGTTTTTGACATTATTTTTTACCTTTTTCAACTATTCGTAGTGCTTCTTTCACAATCTCTATGTCATAATTTTCTATACTAGAAGCAGAAATTGTTCCACTCTGTATGC